ACGTTAAGTCCGCTGAGACCAGGCGTAAATTGTCTGAGGCCCTGAAGGCGAATAAGTACGTGCGTAAGCATCCGGATATGACTGGATTCGTGCATTCCGCAGAGACGCGAGCGAAGATGTCAGCGTCGGCTAAACGGAGATGCGCTCGTGGCAAGTGAAGTCCATGTGAAAGGCTTGGCTGATCTCCAGAAATTTATGGATACCCTGGCGCCGCGTATTGAAAAAAATGTCATGCGCGGGGCCCTGCGCGCCGGCATGAACGTGGTCAAGCCGATGGCGGTAGCGAACGCGCGGAAGTCGTCCGGCGTGTACGCCTCCGGCCTGAAGGTCGGCACGCGCGCCCGCGGTGGCCGCGTGACCGCTTCCCTGAAGGCTACCGGGCCGCACGCCTACCTCGGGCGCTGGATCGAGTTCGGGACGCGCGCGCACAACATCGCCGCCAAGGTGAACGGCTGGCTTTCGTTCGGCGGAATCTTCACGAAGTCCGTCGCGCATCCTGGCGCGCGGCCGTTCCCGCACATGCGCCCGGCGCTCGACGCGAACGCTACCGCGGCGGTGCAGGCGTCCGCCGAATACATGCGGACCAGGCTCGCTACGAAGCACGGGCTCGACACGTCCGGCGTGGTGCTGGAGGGCGACGAATGAGACAACTTACGGTCCGGCCAACTCCTCCGCCTGGCAGGTTGATATGCTCTGCGTGCGGACCTGTACCTGCAAGCGGTCGGCATCGGTCATGGATTTGCCGCTTGCTCAGGTGGCTGGATAAGAGGATTACGGCATGAGCGGCGTCGCGGTCATCCGCTACCTGCTGGCGAACAATTCCGCCGTGACCACCGCGCTTGGCGCCGGGCCGCCTGTCGCTACGTCGCGCATCATGGCCGGCGACCTGCCGCTGAATACCGTCCTGCCGGCCATCTCGATCGCCCAGGTCAGCGGCATCCCGCGGCTGACGGTCGCTATGACCGAGCCGAACCGCCTGAACACCGACCGAGTGCAGGTCAGCGTGCTGTTCAAGGGGCCGCAGGGCAGCCCGGCGGGAACCGGATACCCCGGCGTCCGGGCGCTGCTGGTGCTCGTCCTGGCGGCCTGCCCGAACCAGCGTGGGACGATAAACGGGGTGGCGGTAGATTCCATCCTGCCGGATATCGAGGGGCCGGACCTGGCGGACGTGGCGACGGCGCTCTACAGCGGGTCGCGGGATTTCATCGTGAAATGGCGCTCCGCCACATAGGGCTATACTTGCGCCGTCTGGACTACCTTTGCGATAGGAGAACGTCATGGCCTCACAGGTCGAAACAGTAGCAGGCACCACGATCAGTATCTCGGCGCAGCAGCCGGCAACCTACGACTCTGCGGGCTACGCAGGCTCCGGCGTCAACTGGACGCTGATCGGCGAAATCACGGACGCTGGCGAGCACGGGCGCGAGTACGCGCTGGTGACGCACCAGCCGATCGCCAGCCGCGGCACGCAGAAGTTCAAGGGGTCGTTCAACGAGGGCAGCAAGACGCTGCAACTCGGGCTCGACAACGACGACGCAGGCCAGTTGATCGCACAGGCGGCGGTCGTCTCGGACAATGACTACTCGTTCCGCGTGGTCTACCAGGGCGGCGACATCGACTACTTCCAGGCGAAGGTGATGTCGCTAAAAAAGGCGGCCTCGAGCGTGGACACGATCCGCTCGGCGAGCATGACGCTGGAGATCACGACGAACTCCGCCGGCGTCGGCATCGTCTCGGTGACCGCACCGTGACCGACATCAAACGGTTTGCGGTGGAGGAAACGAGCGTGCTGGCGCTACTCGGCGCCGACGATCAGCCGCTCGTGGGCGACGACAAGTTGCCGATGACGGTGACGCTCTACGGGCCGGGGTCGAAAGCCTACGCGCGGGCGCAGGCGGCGCAGCAGAATCGGATGATCGACAAGCTCAAGCGCAAGGGGAAGGCGGACCAATCCGCCGAGGACAAGGCGCGCGAGCAGGCGGAATTCCTCGCCGGCTGCACCAAGGAGTTCTCCGCCAACATCGAGTACGATGGGCTGAAGGGCGAGGCGCTGCACCGCGCCGTGTACGCCGACACGTCCATCGGGTTCATCGCCGAGCAGGTCGGCAAGCACCTCGGCGAGTGGGGAAATTTCAGGACGGGCTCGCCGAAGCCCTGAGCCCGTACGTGCGGGCGTTGGCGTGGTGGCACGCGGTCCCGCAGTCGCCGCCGAGCAAGCTGAAGGGAGCGCCCAAGGCGCCGCCGAACCGTCAGTCCCGCATGGCGGCGCGGATTGCGGCCGGCGGGGAGCCGGACCTGCCAGAACTCGATCCATCCCTTGCCCCGCTGGTCGCCCACCTGTTCGACGCCGGGCCTACGAGCGCCGCCGGGCAGTACGGGTCGGCCCTGTCCTGGGCGGACCTACAAGCGTGGCAGGCGGCGGCGGGGATATACTTGCCGCCATGGCAGCTACGGCTCCTGCGCAGGCTATCCGGCGAGTACCTTTCCGAGTCGTTCATCGCCGAGGCGTGGGACGCGCCGCCGCCGTGGGAGCGCGACACGGACCGGTCGAAGGTCGCGGCGCACGTCCGTCGGATTCTGAGGAACTAGGATGATCGCCGGCACCCTCGAAGTTCAAATGCTGGCGAACCTCGCGCGCCTGTCCGACGATATGGGTAAGGCGAAGGGCATGGTAGGCGGCGCGATGAAAGATATCGAGAAGTCCGTCGCGCGCGCCAAGTCCGTGCTCGGTGCGCTCGGTATCGGTCTGGGCGTTGGCTACTTCGTGACGCTGGTCAAGGGCTCGATCGACGCGATGGATCGCCTGCGCGACTTAAGCAAGACCACGAGCGTGGCCGTGGAAACGCTATCCGGCTTGAGGCTTGCGGCGCAGCAGTCCGGTGGTGACTTGGACAGCATAGCGAAAGCCATCGGCAGGCTCTCGCGCAGAATGGGCGATGACGCGACTGCGTTTGCCGCGCTCGGAGTATCAGCGAAAGAACCGCTGGAAGCGTTCAAGCAACTGTCGGATGTTTTCATCTCCATTGAGGACCCGCAGCAGCGGGCGGCGGTCATGGCGAAGGCACTCGGTAAATCGTGGGAAGGCGCCGCCCCGCTACTCTCCGAGGGTAGCGCGAAGATTCAGGAGATGGTCGACAAGGGCTCCCGGCTCTCCGGCGTGACGAAGGAAATGACGGAGCAGGCGGACGCGCTGAACGACAAGTGGGCGGAGCTCGTCGGCACCGGCGGATTACTCACGCGCATGGTCGGGCCGATGCTTCCGCTACTGAACGCGCTGGCGGACGAGATGCTGAAGGTCAGCAACAACACGAACGCCACGGTTTCCTCCATGAATCCGCTGACGGAGATTCTGCGCGTCGTCGTTATCCTCGGGTCCGATGTTTCGTTCGTCCTTAAAACCATCGGGCTGGAACTTGGCGCATTCGCTGCGCAGATGGCGGTCCTGGGGCGCATGGGAACGGTCACTGAATGGCGCGGGATCAGCGAGTCGGTAAAGGCCGACACGACGCGAGCGCGCGCCGAACTCGACGCATTCCAGAAACGGATTATGGAGGCGGGGCTTACGGGTACGCCTGCGGCCGCTGCTACCGGGCCAGTCGCAGGAGCGGGCGCCGCGGCCGCGAACGCTGCCAAGTTCCTCGGCGGCGAGGACAAGGGCGCGAAGGAAGTGGCCAAGCGCGAACAGGAGATACGCGACATTCTGCACAAGGTCCAGGTCGACAACGACGCACGCGACCTTGCGCAGATCGCCGTAATGAACGAGCAGAAGGCAACGCAAGCGGAACAAGCGCGACAGGCGATGCTTGATCAAATCGACTGGGAACAGGCTCAGGCGATAAGGCACGGCGAGGAAATACTTGCCATCGACGCGGCGATCGCCGAGCAGAAGGCGGCCAAGCGCGCGGCCGAGCGGCAGGCGCAGATGACTTTCCTCGGCGACCTATCCAGCCTGATGAACACAGGCTCCAAGGAGATGTTCGAGATCGGCAAGGCGGCGTCCATCGCTACGGCGGTGATCAAGGGGTACGAGTCCGCGGTGTCCGCCTATGCCGCCGGCTCGAAGATCGGCGGCCCGTGGGTCGGCGCCGCGTTCGCAGCCGCGTCCGTACTGGCGACCGGAAACATGATCGCAAACATCAAGGCGCAGTCGTTCGGGGGCGCGAGCGGTGGCGGGGGAGGTTCCATCGGCGTTCCGATCGCGCCGACGCAGGGCTCCAGCGGAATCGCGGCGAACGATAGCGGGCGCGGTCAGACGACGATTTACAACCTGACCGGCTCCTCGTTCTCGCGCGCGCAGGTCCGCGAACTCCTCGAGATGCAGAACGAGAACTCGACCGATGGCAGCCGCGTGATTGTGAACGAGCGATGATCATCTACACAAGCGCGTTCGTTCTTTCGGCCGAGGCGGCTGGCACGCCTCTGTTCTACCCGCGCATCGGGTACGCGACGCATACGCGCGACGATGGCGTGATCGTCACCGCGAGCACGGAAACGGACGCTGGCCCGAAGGACATGCCGCTGGAGCCTTCGACGTTCGGTTACTGGCAGGCGTCGGCGTTGCCTGCGACCTGGGAGATTGACTTCGGCGCCACGCGCTCGATCGACTACGTGGGGATCGCCGAGCACACGATCGGGTCGAGCGGCGCCGCGGTCGATATCGAGACGAGCATGGGGGACACGGTTGGCTCGCCCCCGGTGCAGGTCTGGACGGCGCTCGCCGCCGGGGTATCGCCGGCCGACGACGCGCCGCTGCTGTTCCTCGACGACGCGCGCAACGCCCGCTATATGCGGATCACGCTGACTGGCTCTGGCGCCGTTCCGAAGCTCGGCGTGGTCTACGCCGGGCTCGCGCTCGCGATGCCGCGCGGGCCGGAGATGGGATTCGTGCCGCCGAACCTTTCGCGGACCACGGAACTGTCGAACACGATGTCGCGCGGCGGTCAGTTCCTCGGCCAAGGGATCAAGAAGATGGGCGTGGCAGCGTCGGTATCGTTCGGGCGGTTGGAGCATGACTTCTATCGCGAGTCGGTCGATCCGTTCGTGAAGTCCGCGCGACAGTTCCCGTACTTTTTCGCGTGGTGCCCGTCGCTGTATCCGCTCGAGGTGGCCTACGCCTGGACGGGCGAGGACATCCACCCGAGCTATTCGGAGTGGGATCAGTTCAGCGTCTCGTGGTCGATGATCGGTATCGGGCAGGAGTAGCACCGTGAGCGACTACGGGCGCGAGCGGCTGGTAGTCGTCGAGCTGGATATGCCGTACTGCCAGCTTGAGTACGGCACGACGAACGCATTTGGAACCTGCAATGCGTCGCTGACCGATTCGGTCGGGTCGCCCGTCGTGCCTGCGACTGGCACGCGGAAGTGCTTCAACACGCGCAGTTCCTGCCAGGATTCCGCTTCGTATCTACCGGCGACGCAGGTGATCAGGTTCGCGCAGCCGCAGCGCGCGCTTATCCAGTACGACAACGTATTCCCGTGCATCGCGCCTGGAGATGACAATCCGGCGACGACGCCGGGCGCGATCAACCTCGGCGGGATGGATCGCTCGCTCTCGGCGCTCGGCGCGCGCGAGGCGGTCGATATCCAACTCGAGGACTTCCGTTGGAACGATCACCTGTTCGACAAGTACCGGCTGGAGCGGATCAGCGGTGCGGCGCAGGCGCCCACGGGATCGCCGCCAGTGTCCGAGACGTATGACCCATACGAGCGCGGCACGTTCTGGGGCAAGTTCCTCGCGCGCAATCCCTACTATGCCGCCTATCGCGCCCGCGTCCTGCGCGGGTTCATGGGCGACGCGCTCGCGGACATGGCGACGCGGAGCTACATCGTCGACCGGATCACCGGCCCGTCGAACGGCAAGGTACAGATCGCGCTCAAGGATTTGTTCTCGCTGATCGAAGCGCGCAAGGCGGTGGCGCCGCTCGCATCCCAGGGCGAGCTCGACGCCGGGATCACGTCCGGCCAGACGACCGCGACGCTATCGCCCGCCGGCATCGGCGCTTCCGAGTATCCGGCCTCTGGCTACCTCGCCATCGGGGACGAGATCGTATCGTTCACGCGCTCGGCCGACGCTCTGACCATCGTCCGGGCGCAGTTGGGAACCGTCGCCGCGGCGCACGACGCCGAGGACTTGGTGCAGCTCGTGCTCGCGTACGACAACGAGCTCGCGCACGACATCATCTACGATCTGCTGACCACGTACGCGGAAATCCTGCCCGCCGAGATTCCCAAGGCGATATGGGATATCAACGCGGCGTCGATGCCGGAGCTCTACACGACGCGGATCACGGAGCCGTTGCCGGTGAAGGAACTGATCGCGGAACTGTGCGAGCAGGCCGGTTGCACCGTCTGGGCGGACCCAGCGACCGGGCTGATCGAGTTCCGCGCCCTGCGCGCGACGGCCGCCTCGGTGACCGTGAACGACCGGGACTGGATCGTAGACCAGTCGCTATCGACGAAGCGCCAGGACACTAAGCGGGTATCGCAAACGATCGTCTACTACGGGCAGATCAGGCCGAACGAGAAGCTGGACGAGCCTAAGAACTTTCGCTCCCGCGCTATCACGCAGGACGCGGACGCGGAGAGCGCGACGCAGTACGCGGTTCCTGCGCGCAAGGAAATCTTCAGCCGCTGGCTCGCGCAGTTCGCCCGCACGCAGGCGCTTGGGATCGGCGCGCGGGTCAATTCGCTATTCCGAAATCCGCCGCTCGAGGCGACGTTCCGCATCTACGCCAGCCGCGAGGGGCGACTACTGCTCGCCGAGCCGTTCCTGCTCGATACGTTCGAGGTCCAGGACGACACCGGGGCGCAGGAGCCGACGACGATGATGCCGGTCGAGATCGCGCGCGGCGATAACGAGATCGAGATCACGGCGCAGGGCGTGGAGTTCTATACCGATCCGAACGCGCCGGCCGCGGGCACGCGCACGATCTACCTCGACAGCACGGACATGCGCAACCTGAACCTGCGCACGGTCCACGATTCTCTCTATGCCGCGCCGACGGGGAGCGAGGTCATCGAGTTCATTCTGCCGAGCGGCTTCACGATAGGGTCAACGTCCACCAGTTCGCCGGCGCTCACAACCGGGACGTGGCCGACGATGGCGACGACGATCAAGTTGACCGATGATGGCCGCATTCAGGGCAAGGCGGGAAATGGCGGTACTGATTTTACTGACCCCGTGAGAATTGGTACTCCTGGCGGTCTTGCCCTGCAGATTGATTCCGACATCTTGCTTTCTGGTAGTGGCGAAATCTTTGGCGGCGGTGGTGGAGGCGGTTCTGGCGGGAACGGTGGTGGCCCGCGCGGTGGTGGCGGTGGCGGTGGCGCCGGAACGGATGTCGGCATCGGAGGCGATGGGCAAGCCGGAGTCGGGGCTCCATCACAACCAGGTCAATCTGGAACGGCGGACGCTGGTGGTGCCGGCGGCGCGGGTAGCTTTCTGGCCGGCAATCGTTATGGCGGGAACGGCGGGAATGGTGGCGGCCCTGGTCTTGCTGGCGCTACGGGAGATAGTGGAAGCAACTTTGGGACACCAGTACCGGGCGGAGCCGGTGGTGCGGCCGGCGCCGCAATCAATGGTATATCTCTTGCGACCATCGACGGCGGCGCCACGCTAGATATCCGAGGAGCACAGACCGGCTAGCGGCAGACCCATTTACCTGTAGATGGAATCTGATACGGGGTTTCCCCGACCTCTGGACAGTATTTGGCATCGCGCGCGACGTAATAGGCGGCTACCGCCCAAAGCACGACGATCATAAATTCGGTGATGATAATGCCGAGTTGATTACGTTTCATGGCGTTCCTTTCAGGTAGTTTTCGATGGCGCGTCGGATCAGTTCGGCCACGGATACGTCGAGCCGCTTGGCCGACGCCCGCAGCGCCTTGAGCATCGGCGCCGGGAGGTACAGGTTAAAGAGTTTCATACCCCGATTCTATATATATAGATACGGGCCTGTAAAGGGCCTATTTCCGCCCCTAACCGCCCATTGGGGTATCCTATGCCCGGACGGGGCGTTGACCCGGCGCCCGGACAGGAGAATGCGATGGCTCTAGCGCGGTTCAACTCGGCGGCGTTCCTGACGGATGCCCAACTGGCGGTGGCGGCGAACGCCACGATCGAGGTGCGCCGGGAATCCGACTCAGGGCTGGCGTCGATCTTCTCGGATCGGGCGGGCACGACGCCGATCACGAACCCGTCGGCGTTTGCTGACGCGCAGGGCCGGTTCTCGTTCTGCGCGGCCGGACTGGCGGGCGGCTACTCGGTACAGGTAACGAGCGGGGCGGAGTCGTTCACGATCAACGAGGTCGGGATCGGTCTTGCGCAGGAGCAAGACGTAAGCACCTACGGCGCCACGATCATGAACGCGGCCGATGCTGCGGCGGCGCGGGCAGCACTTGGGTTCCCGACTTCGGTCGACGGCGAGATCCCGATCGGCGACGGGGCGGACTTTATTTCCGTGCCGGTGCCGATGGGGTTCTCGATCCTGAATGGATACCTGGACTGGACGGTCGCGAGCAGCGCGCTCACGGCCGCAATCAAAACCTGGGCGGGCGCGGACCCTTCGGCCGCCGACCCGGTCTACATCGCCTTTCGCGATCCGACTGCGGCGACGGGCCTGCCGCTGATCCGTAAGCTCACGGCGGCGACGAGCGTCACGGCGAGCAGTGGCTCGACCCTCGGCACCATCAACAGCACGGCCTTCCGCCTGTGGTGCGTGGCGTTCGACGATGGCGGGACGGTGCGGCTCGGGCTGATCAACTGTCTCTCGGGCACCGCGCCGAGCCTGAACATCTACCCGCTTGCCGGGTGGGGGATTGCCTCCAGCACGGCCGAGGGCGGGGCGGGCGCGGCGGATTCCGCGGCGGTGTTCTACACCGGCAGCGCTGTGACGGACAAGGCCTACGCGGTGCTCGGCTACGCGACGTGGGAGGCCGGGCTGGCGACGGCCGGAACGTGGAGCGCCGGGCCGACGAGAAAGCAGATGTTCGGCATGGGGGTGCCGCTGCCGGGGCAGACGGTTCAGAGCCAGCGCACGCAGACCGGGGCGGTGGCCACCGGAACGACCCTCGTCCCGTTCGACGACACGATCCCGCAGAACACCGAGGGCGATGAGT